TAATATGACTTATTTCAATCCACGTGGTTTCCCACGACCTTATGTATATAGTATAGTTCACGGAGCCGTTTCTGTCAATAGGCGGCTACCACAGGCCGCTTCATTATTTTACCATCACCCACACAATCCCCACGCCGATCAGCACCGCAACAATTGCCCCCAGCACCCGGATCGCCATCAGCTCATAGTGGATTCTCGGTATGATTCCACGCTCTCTCATCTTTGCCAGTATTTGCTCAAATTCTTCCATTTCCATATCACCCCTTAAGAATAATATCTTCGCCTTTATGTAATACTACTTTATCATACTTTATCCTACTTAACAATATTATGTCGTACATAATGCTATATTGTAGGATACGGAGGGTAAAATCATGAAACCATTGAAATCAAAAGTAAGCATAACTTTAGACGCTGATATTATTGAAAAAATTAAGGAAATGGCAGAAAACGATGATCGTTCATTCAGCCAGTATGTCAACATGGTTTTGAAAGAATATATTTCGAAGGAAAACAGAACTAAAAGAAATGATAATTAGGCGGCCCACTACGGACCGCCCTTTTCTTACCCCTCCAACTGGCGGCTGAATTTTCAGCCATGAGATTCCTACAGTGCTTCGATAAACTTTTTCACGCCCTGATATATCTCCCTGTATGGCAGCCCCTCCGCCATCAGCGTGACCAGATGCAGCTCCACCACCGTTTCCAGTGATTTTAAGTGCATCAGCGTCCTCTGGTCTGCCTTGTCCCTCCCGCCGCTCTCTATGCCTAATCTGCGGTTTATGAGCTTGGTCAGTGACACATAATACCGGTCTGCATGCTGGCTTCCCTGTGCCCTTGCATATTCCACGAATAACTTGATCTGATCCGTCTCGGCCTTGCGTACCTCTTTGGTCTCCTGACGGATTCCCAGCCACTTCTCGTCTTTCTCGGAAGCGATGTAGTAACCGTTCTTTTTGATGGACTGAATAACATCATAAACCCAATCATAAAAATCCCCAGCAACCTTTTGCCTGGAATACCTACAGATTTCGTATATTCCTTTTTCGGGATACATATAGGCTCTTTCGCCATTCCTGTAATGTGGATTTGACCCCTGCAAACTGAGGGGGTCAACTTTTACGCTCATGGTGTCAAGTCGGTCATGGTGTCTGTTATGTATGTCTTCTATACCTTTGCTCGGATTTTTATACTTCAAGGCGTATCCTATCTGGGTTCTGCTCATGAAAATATCACCGGTTTCATTTACATAAAAATCACACTTCGTTCCTAAAAAGTCTCCCTGTTTAACAAGCTGTAGTCTCATAGTCGTAATCCTTTCCGTGCATTTTGCACACAATAAAAGCCCCGGGATATCCCAAGGCTTGATCTACGTTATTCTGTTATTCTGTTATTCTGTTACTCGGCCAGCCCCGGCCACCGTAGCGCTCCATCCCGATCTGGCGTCAGCGTCACTGGCTCGACGATCATGCGTCCGGCGTTGTCCATGATGTACCACTTGCCGTCCACCGTTACCTGGCCTGTGCACATGGCCCCATCATCACCCAGATAGTACCACGCATCTTTATACCGGTACCAGGTGTTTCGTACCATCATGCCGGCGCCGTCGAACCAGTACCAGTCCTGGCCGTCCTGTACCCAATCGTTACGGACATATTGGCAGGTATCACCGTTGTAATATCTCCAGCCGCCGTCCTCCTGTACCCAGCCGGATTTCTTCGGCTGCTCTGCCGGCTGTTTCGCGCTGTTCCAGTCCGGGCGGCCATATCCCATAATCTTACTTTCAACCAATGCGTAAGACTTTCGGCAGACTCCACCACCATTCTCTATTACTCCGCTGGCTACCGAAGTGTTGCCCTCTATAGTCTTCACTCGGCTAGACGTTACTTCCGTCACAATTCCCGTATGATATGCGCGGGTTCCGTTCGTGAAGAAGATCACATCTCCCGGTTCTGGAACCTTATGCCATCTGCCGGCAGCCTTGAACTGATTAACGCCGGTAGGGCAATAATGATATAGAGCGCCGCACAGGAGCTTCTTTGCAGTATTCAGGCCGAATGCCTGGACAAATACTTCGGATACATACATCGCACACCACGGCTGCCCCTGAAGATTCAGGCCGGTGTCTCTCTGGTAGTCCCTGGAAAAACAAGTATAATTGTTCTTGCCCGCATTAGCCGTGAAGCTATCCAAGTCCTTATTGCTTTTTTTCTCTAAATATCCATTCCATTTTGTTGCAGAATCTATGAAATCTTTTACTATATTCATGGTTTATCCTTTCATAAAAAGAAAAGGGCCCGGAATCCCAGGCCCAGAAAAAGTTATGATATTACAACCGTTGCGAT